TCATCAATACTGAGACAGGTGAAGAACTTCCACACAATGAGTTGTTTGAAGGGTTTGACGTTGTCAAAAAATACGATGGAGTTCGGGATTATTCCGAATTAAAGGGTAAAGTTGAGCAAAACTCTGAAGGATTTGTTGTTCGTTTTTCTAACGGAGACCGAATGAAAATTAAAGGTGAGGAATATCTACGACTTCATAAGATAATGACAAATGTATCAACCACTGGTGTTTGGGAATTGTTATCTAATGGTGGCGACATCAATGAGTTCTTAAAGGACGTACCTGATGAATTTTATAAGAAAGTAAAAGATTATGCGGATTTATTGAAGTATGGGTTTTACCGAGTATCTGAAGATTGTGGAAAGGCACACTATTACTTCAGATATGGAAAATATAGTGATAAAGAAATTGAACCAACTAAAAAACAGTTCGCAGAACATGTTATGAATCATGGACATCCACCATACAGAGCGGTGATGTTCGCCATGTGGGATGGAAAACCTTATGATAAATTGATATGGAACATAATAAAACCAGAATGGAAGAAACTGTAACCCGTGAAGAAATGGTTTCATTGGTCAAATCACGTGGATGGTATTCTATGTGGAATGAAAACAATTGGAATAGTCCTGAGACTGATAATTTAGATTGGGGTGGGCGGTCTTTGAAAGCCGCCTACCAACAATGTCTTGATGATATTGAAATGGAAGAACGAGTTAAACAAGGAAAAACAATAAAAATTAAAATATAAAGTTATGCCAGATTTTAGTACGGAAATCGACATTGATGTTGATGAATTTTGGGATGAATGCTCAAGAAGTGAAAAAAAAGAGTTAATCGACCTTTTGGTTGAGGAAGGACATGTTACAAGAGTTCCTAACAGTAGTATCAATGATGAAATTCAAAAACCGTCTTTGATAGAAATTGAGTGGAATGATATGATTGATAAATTATCTTTATTAAGACAGAGATTGTCAATTGAAGAGGAAGATACCATAAAGGCTCTGGTTGAAAAATACTCATGAAAAACAAAAAAATCTACTACTCATCTAAAAATGAAAAACACGAAATTTTAGAAATTTATTGGATAAAAAATAAATTTATTAATAAAGGATATCATGAGCTAACTGTTAACCTTAATGGTGCACATCACTCATATGATATAAATGATTTAAATAGATATACAATCAATTCTATTGCAGGTGCTTATATTAAGAATATAACTCTTGGTTTCAAATGGGTTCGTGATGATGATTTTATGGATAGATTCATTCAAACACTAACACCAATTGTTGAGGAATTTAAAAAAGACGTTGAATATCATCATTCAATTGATGGTTGGATTGGAAGAGTTTTTATTGAACCTATTGAAAACCTTGTTGATTGGTTAAAAAAATAAAACTATATTTAAAACATGTTTAACAAATTTTATAAATTAGATTTTGGACTACAAATGATTATCACTTGTCTTGTCCTATTTTTTTCAAACCAACTTGTGTCATACACATTGAGTATGGCTAACGTTCCTAGTACAGTATCATTTAACGTGGGTGTTGTACTAACATTTATATTGTTTTTACTCCAAACAATATCAATTTATCTTGGAGCAATGGGAATTATTAACTACATAAAACAAACAAAAACAAAAAATAAAGATGAGCAATCTAACTAAACTTCTAATCGGAGTATCGGTACTGGTACTTTTGATTTTCGGGTTCACGGGATGTGAACGAATTGACGCAGGACACGTAGGTGTTAAAGTAAATCTTTACGGTGATGGTAAAGGTGTTGATCTATCTTTGATGCGTTCCGTGTGGTAGCAAATAGTTACACAGCAGACGCTCTTATATCTAATAGACAAGAGTTTGAAATCAAAGTCCGACAGGTATTGGAAAAACAATTATCACCTGAAGGATTTGTATTACAACAATTTACATCAAACTTAGTTTACCCTGAAACATTTAAGAAAGCGATTGAGGCTAAGAACAACGCTGTACAATCGGCACTTATGGCGGAAAATCAAGTTAAAACCGCTGAAGCACAAGCAAGAATTAAAATTGCAACCGCTGAAGGTAATGCACAGGCTTTGTTGACAAACGCAAGGGCTGAGGCGGAATCTAACAAATTGAGACAACAAACTTTAACACCGTTGTTGCTTCAACAAATGTGGATTGAAAAATGGGAAGGTAATGTTCCAAGTACTGTTCTCGGAAGTAACCAAAACCTAATGTTTGGATTAAATAAGTAAAAAAAAATAACCCGGGATGTAAAAGTCTCGGGTTTTTTGTTTATCTTTGTAACATATTATGGAACTACTATATATTGTATTCGGCATGTGGATTGGGGTAATTTTTACTTATTTCCAATGGTACAGACCAATGGCACAAAAAATTGAAGACCTTGAAGAAGGTATGAAAGATTGTATTAAATCAGGATTAAATGGACCAATAAATTACGGTTCAATAGAAAAAGACATGGACTAAAAAAAAAATAAACGATATGATAACATTTCAGGAAATTGAACGTAAATTTTTATTGAAGAGATTCCCACGTCTCGCCAAAATCAATACTGTATACCAAATTGAACAATGGTATCATGCCGATGGTTTTAGATATAGATATCAAGTTGAAATTCCTACAGGTGAAATCCATATTTTTAAAACCAAAAAAACAAATATTTCCAAAGGTATTAATACTGAGGAAGAAACAACTTTAACATCTGAGGAGTTCCAACAACTTGATTTGGCAAATTCACTTCATATTAAAAAAACCCGAACTGTTGTAAAACATAAGGGTCATAAATTGGAAATTGACAAATATGAAGGTTTAAATATTGTCATCATGGAGATTGAACTTGGTGATATTAATGAAAAATATTCATTACCGAAATATATTGAAAAAGAAGTCCTTTATGAAGTAACGGGTATAAAAGAATTTAGTAATAAAAATTTAGCGGAATGAGAAAAATAGTGGACAAAGTTATTATTTTTTTCTTATGTTTAATACCAGGACCGATAATCATGCGGTTTATTAGAAACGACAAAAAAGACAATTGGTTAATATGACAAACGAAGAATGGATTGAGGAATTGTATCACCTATCTCATGAGATTGGTAAGTACAATGAAATGCATGGTAAAGTAAATGAGTGTAGAAAAAAACACCCTGACTTAAATACTGTTGAATGTGCCGAATTAGCTTATATTGAATTAAAACGACAATACGAAGAGGAGATTGAATTAAATGAACAACCTAGATAAACAATACCAAGACCTACTCAAATCTATTTTAGATTATGGTGTAGAAAAGAAAGACCGTACAGGTACAGGAACCAAATCTATTTTTGGTTATACAATCCGTCATAAAATGAGTGATGGGTTTCCATTACTTACAACCAAGAAAATGGCTTGGAAGACAATGGTGACAGAATTACTATGGTTTTTACGAGGTGATACAAACATCAAATACCTTGTTGATAATGATTGCCATATTTGGGATGGTGATGCGTTCAAAAACTTTATGACTACAAGTGAAGGTGACCCTGACATGATATGGAACCAAGACCAATTCATTCATCTGATTAAAACTAATGATGAGTTTGCTAAGGAGTGGGGTGAGTTAGGACCAATCTATGGTAAGCAATGGAGAAGTTGGAGCCGAAATGCAACCCGTGATGAGAAAATAGTTGACCCTGGTGTTTATACAAAACAAATAGACCAAATCCAAAACCTAATCAACGACCTTAAAACAAATCCAGACTCAAGACGACTAATGGTTTCAGCTTGGAATGTAGGAGAATTAGACCAAATGGTTCTTCCTCCTTGTCATTATGGATTTCAAGTTTATACGAGAGAATTAAGTAAGAGTGAGAGATATGTACATTTAAGAACGGGTAAGTATTCTGGAAAATGGGATGGAACTGGTGATGAAATGGAGTATTATAATTCAATAGGTGTTCCTAAACGAGCAATCTCTTTAATGTGGAATCAACGTTCGTGTGACGTTCCATTAGGAATTCCAATGAATATAGCATCATATGGACTTCTTTTAATGATGATTGCGGATGAAGTTAATATGATACCTGAAGAACTAATTGGTAATTTAGGAGATTGTCACATCTATTTGAACCAAATGGACGGTGTTAAAGAACAAATTGGTAGAGAGTTTAGTTATGAAGAAAGATTAGAGTTGATTAAAGATAATAAAGATTTTTTAGTTAAATTATCATCTTATTCATCAAACGAAGATGTTATGAAGTTATGTGATGAATTCTTAGTCCCAAGACGTACAAGAGAACCGTTTGAATTACCAACAGTACACGTTAGAGACGGAATCCACTGTTCATCAGTAAATGATGTTATTTTGAAAAATTATCAATCACATTCTAAGATTTATTTTCCACTTTCTAATTAATTTTTAGGACTACCTTTTAACTTTTTAGATTTAACAGATATTTATATTAAAAGATAGTCCTATGATTGGTATATATAGAATTAAAAATTTGGTTAATGGTGATTGTTATTATGGTTCGTCCAAACAAATTGAAAAAAGATTGGGTAGACATAGAAGAGAATTGAAAAATAATAATCATATAAATTGTATATTACAAAGAGCATGGGATAAATACGGAGAAGATAATTTTTTATTTGAGATTGTTAAAGAATGTGATATCAGTGTCCTTCTTGAGACCGAACAAAAGTATTTGGATTTACAACCTAAATATAACATAGGGATTAAATCAAGTGGTGGTGATAATTTGACAAAAAATCCTAACAAGAATAATATTGTTAAAAAAATGACTGAATCGGTTAAAAAAAGATATGATTTAATGACTGATGAAGAAAAAAAAGAAAAACATTCACAACCTATGGAAACAAACCCAAATTGGAAAGGCGGAACAAGTTTCAAATATTGCGAATGTGGAGTTAAAATATCGGCAATTAACAATACCTGTATAAATTGTAGAGATAAATCAGGGATGAATAATCCTTTTTTTGGTAAACAACATTCGGAAGAAACCAAAAAAAAATTAAGTGAAAGTAGAAAAGGAAAAAAACCAACAAATATGAAACAAGTTATAATTGATAATATTATCTATGAAAGTTTGTCGGAAGCGTCAAGACAAACAGGTATTCCGTCACCAACCATTTTATGGAGAATAAATTCCAAAAATGAAAAATACAAAAACTACAAATCACACTCATCAATCAAAGCACCCTTATCAAATTAATCATGGAATTTCCTTTTATTACAGAACACAAAACTTTTGGTGATGATAGGGGTAATTTTTGCCCATCACCACTCCACATGAAACACGACCAACGTTTAGATAAACACTGGGTCCAAGTTAATACAAGTATTAGTCCTTTAATTTATACCATTAGAGGACTTCATTTTCAGTTAGAACCTTTTGAACAGGCAAAATACTTAAAAGTTGTTTCAGGTAAAATTTTCCAATTTGTAATGTGTATAGATAAAACACATTTTGATTTTGGAAAAACTTATATATTTGAGGTTGATAAAGACCATGCTGTTATGGTACCAAGAGGTTACGCAAATGGTTTAATAACAATGGAACCTAATACAGTCATCCAATATTTTGTTGATTCACCTTATTCACCACAACATGAAAAATCTATGTTGTACAGTAGTGTTGAGGAATTTGATAAGTTTGTTAAAAATTACACGGAAAACCCGCATTTATCGGAAAAAGACCGTGATGGATTTTTATGGGAAGACTATAAAAAAACTTTATGACCAGTTTTGAAATAAATCTTCAAGAACATGAATTGAAATTTTTCTTAATTTACTATTAACCTCTGATACATCAAAATCTTTATCACCTAAAGATTTAATTGCTGCATTTACCATTATCCCCTGAACTTGTGGGTTTAACTCAATTAGACCCTCAAGAGCGGCTTCTGAGTATTCATCTAAGTCTTTCCATTTTGCTTGGTCAGTAATCCATTCTAAAGGTGCGTACAGAAATGGAGCGGCTTGGTACATGTTGACAATACCTGTTTTTCTTAAAAATTCCAAATATTGTTTTATTGTGTCCCAATCTTTTGGTTCTATGTTACTATAAGCATCGTCCCTTCTAAACATTGTTTCCAATTCACGTGACTCTTGAATTAATTTTGATTTTTTAGTTAAAGTCATTTCATGTAGAGCGTCTTCCTTTACGGTGGTTACAATTTCAGGATACGTCATACCAATATGCTCATCATTTTTACCAGGGTAATCAGTATTATTTAAGATTACACGTAGAGCATTTAAAATACCCGCTCTTTTATCGTTAGTGTCAATAATGTACCAAGGCGAAGCTGTTTTTGTTGCCAATATCGCTTTTTTCTTGTATTCAGTATAATCATCCCATTTTTCTAATGACTTGGCATCGTTTGGTGAAAATTTCCAATACTTCAATGGTGATGACTTTCTAAGATTAAATCTTTTTTCTTGTGTTTCAGGTGTTATTGAAAACCAAAATTTAAATAATGGTATTCCCGCACTAACTAAACTTCTTTCAAATGGATAAACATTTTCCATAAAGTCTTTATATTCATCTTCAGATGAATAACCCATAACAGGTTCAACAATACCTCTATTATACCAACTTCTATCAAAGAAAATTAATTTATTTGGTTCCATTTGACTTTCATATCTATTAAACCAATTTTTTCTTTCTTCAGGTGTTGGTACACCTAAAGCAACTACTTTAAAATATTTTGGGTCTAAGTATTGTGTTAAAGTTCTAATCATTGTACCTTTTCCTGCCGAATCACGACCTTCAAAAACAACAAGAAATGGTTTTCCTGAGTTTTTAACCATTTCTTGTAATTTTAATAATTCAACTTGCATTGGCATCAATTCTTTTATATATTGTTTTTTACCAATTTTAGATTTAATTGGTTCTTCCGAACCATACATAAATTCATCTTCGTCAAAATCATCATTTGGTTCTGATTCAATATCTTTTCTATCCTCTAAAGATTTAAGATATTTGTCAATATATTTTTTTACATTTTCAGTCTTATCACCTGACTTTAATAATTTTCGGTCAATATTCCTTAAAAATTCATCGGTAATATCATCATCATTTAACTTAGTAATTTCATCTTCAAAATCGTCAGGATTTAAACCATCATCAACTAATACATTGACAAATTTTTCTATAGATTCACCTAATACATTTTCAGATTCAAAATCCCAAGCATCAGTTTCAGGTATTAAATCTAAAGTAGAATCATTATCCCATTTAACGCTGTATTGTATACCCAAACCGAATGGAACTCGTACTATTTTTGTGACAGTACCTGTGGTACCAATAGGAACATTTGATGTTTCACCTTCCATGTAGTAACAAACTACTCTATCACCTTCTTTTAATTGCGGAGCGGGAATCGGTGTTGTATTGAATCACGTCATTGAACATTTACATGAAAACTATTCAGGGTTAAGTGATACTGATGTTAAAATGTTGGCATTAACAGCGATTATGGTTGTATTCTTTGAATCAAAGGACATCCTCAAAATGGAAAAAGAGGTTGAAGAAAAAGGGTTACAGAATGAATTAATTGATGCGGTTTCATTTACAGAAACTTTAAAAACAAAATTTTCAAAAATATTGAAAGCAGTTGGTTCAAGTTTTTGGAGAGGTACTGATATTATTGGTTATGCCTTTTTATTACCAATATTAGGTGAATTTACAAAATTCTTACAATCTTATAATGTTTCAGATATTGATTTTGATACAATTGCTAAAAGTTTATCTGAAGCAACTGGTATAATTGTTGGTGGACACGTATTGAAAAGAATGTTCAATACTTTATCTGAAAAATACAAAAATTAATCAAGTAATTCAAAATAGATATTACCATTTGCGTAATATGTTCTTCTGGCAAGTTTTTTCTCAACTAGTTTACCCATTTCAGTTAACGCCTGACTATCCTCAAGTTTAATTGCCTTTGTCTTGTACTTAACAGATTTTGTTGTCGTTGTTGGTTTAATTCTCATTGGTTTAAAGTATTCGTCCAATGCAAAGATAAGTTCATCTTTTGACTTATCAAAATTCAAACCTTCTTTTTTACATAAATTCTTAAGTTCAATTAGTGATAATTTTTCAAGTTCACTTTTTACCATACTTCAATTCGTATTGTTTTATAAGTTCCTTTTTTAATTTTAATTGGTCTTTTTCACTCATGTCACGATTGCTAATATTTCTTCTTAACCAACCATCAATTACTTCATCAATACCAATTTTTCTTAATTTCATTACTCTTCTGAATCCTTGTAAAACTGCTGGTATTTCGTGGGATTGTAAATAATATTTGTAATTCTTAGGTTGTTTACCATCAATATAAACTTCAGAGTCAGGTCTTAAACCCAAATATTGTTTGTGATGTTCATATTCATGTGCAATAATATCATTTAAATCCGCAACCAAATCATACATCAATTCAGGATAGTAATCCTTATTTAAAAATACAACCACTTGCATACTTTCAGTCTCATCATCGTAATCACCATCAACAAAATATTTTTGATTACCTTCTTTCCAATTAAAGTTCCAATCAAAAAATACGTTAATGTCATAAGGATAGTATTCCTCATCGCTAATGTCTGATGGTAGGTCCCAACTACCTTCATCACCGTTTTTAATAATTCTAACAATATCCTTTACTATCATTCTAGTATCGGAATCTATACTTTCTATTAATCTTTCCATTCTATTTCATTTAAATTATAAGAAATTTCTCTCATATTACAATAACCAAAATAATCTTTAATTTTTTCATTAATTGGTGATAAAAAATGGCTATATTGTAAATTCTTTGGTGTACCTATCGGTAAAAAAAGGTTAAAGAATTCTTTTAGTTTTTCATCATTAAATTTCATATTGAATATGACCACTTTAAATTGTAAAACTGGTACCCAATCACCTGTTGATATCATTGCTTTATAATGTAATGGTACTAACTTAACATCCATAGTTCCCAAAGGAGCTCTCATTGTTTCATCATCAAGATATCTTGTGAATGGAACATAGATGGGTAAATTTAATTCTTCTTCTGATATAAATGATTGGTCACGGTGTCATTAGATGAGTGTCGGTTTATAAAACCCGGTAAAGAAGGTCAGTTATTAAAAATTTATGGTAAACCACTTAAGGTTGGTAATACATCTATAAAATTATACATAGAGGCTCGTTCTCATAGTGTTTACACAGGTTCTCAAACTGTAATTCTTCATACCGAAACAACTTTTGTCAGAATCGATGAGGAAGGAAATCCAATTCCAATTAGTGACAGAGCAAAAAATAGAATTAATCAGATAATTCAAGGTATAGAAATTACAGATAAAACAATTTAATAGTTTTACAATAATTATTAGTATGAAAAAACTAATACTAATATTATTATTACCCCTTTTTGCATTTACACCTGTAAGAGAAAAAGTTTATTTTAAAAATAACATCTATCAAGGATATTACTCTGAAAAATTAGAACAACCTTTAGAGGTTCAGTATACTGTAATGTGTCCAAATGGAACTGCAAAAAGAACTGGAATGGATTTTTTTACCAACGATTCAATTCACACATCAGATAATAATGACTATACAAATAATGTTTATGACAAAGGACATTGTGCACCCGCAGCTGACTTTAACTGTACTCGTGAGATGTTGTTATCAACATTTAGTTATTTAAATTGTGTATTACAACATCAGGATTTAAATAGAGGGGCTTGGAGGTTACTTGAAGCATATGAAAGACAATTGTCGTCAACAGGAAACGTAAAAGTATCAATATTGATGGTTTTTAGTCCGTCGTCAATCAAGTTAACTTCAGGCGCCACGGTTCCTGATGGATTCTACAAATATATTACTGTTAATGGTAAAACAACCATTTATTACTTTAAAAATGAAAAACCATTGTCAACCGACTATACAAAATATGTGGTTGTAAAAGGTCCAAAACTAACAATAAAGTAAATTTTCAATTTACGGCACCATATTTGAAAATTGGTTGTACCTTTGACTTTATAAGAAAAAAGGTTTAAACTATGAATATGGAAAACATTAAAGAAAAACTCAAGCAAGTCGTAAAACAAGTATCATTGTACACAATCATCCTAATTA